CCTTCGTATATCTTTCATCTCTCCAAACGGTTGCAATAACCTTATTGCTATAAGAGTTATTATCAATATATTCTTTCCCGTTGTTGATTTTGGCAAAAGATAACCCGTCTTTGCCATAAGCATAAAGACGGGTAGCAAAGCCACTTGAAGAGCCTTTGAAAGTCAGCTCTTTCAAGTTTAGTTCATCGCTGAAAAATACATTATTTGCAAGTGTTGCTGGCACAGAAACATTAAGTATTTTTCGTATATTATCCACATCAAAAGATACATTGTACATTGTTTTATTTGTACAATTATTAACAATATCGAGTGGTGTAACATCTGTTAAATCAAAACTGCGTTTTGCAGTAACAAGACCTGCGCCAACCACGCTCCAGCCCGTGCCGTCAAGTGCTGTCGACATAGCTTGAACGAAGCTTATAGTATCATACTTAAAGGTGCTAAATATCTTACTTTTTAGTTCGTCAAGGTCGATTTCAGCATTAACAGTAGCTATTGTTCTGCGTTCATTTATGCTCTTGATATTGTAATAAGTACCATCATATTCAATGCGTTCTTCTTCAGCTATCAGGCGATATTCTGGGCTTTGCGGTGATATATCGAACTGCATTGTTTTACTGCCACCAAGCGATGATGTTATGCACCAATTCGATATGCACGATAGAGGATAAACTTTCCCTCCGCTGTATAATTTCATTGCTTTCATAATTCACCTCATATAAATGTAGGATAATATTCAGTTACAAACTCAACTTTTACTGGTGATGAGTGTTGAGCTATGTATATGTTTTTGCCTGGGTGTAACTTTGGAAATTCTACAACATTAGAATCTCCGAAAGCATTAAGCCCATTTTTTGTAACCTTGCAGTTTATGCCATCAAACACAACAACATCTCCTGAATTAACCTTATCCATAGAATAAGAAACTGAATTAGAGCCATATGACATAATAAATTGAAGCCTTGCGTTAGCCATTAGACCAAGTGCAAGTGAAACATCTTCAATGGAATAATTCATAGAGCCAGCGAGAGGTGCTACATACTTAAAGCTTTCGCCAAGCATTGAAACATTTGTATTAGCGGAGCTTGAAGCTGTAGCAAGGACATCTGCAAAGTGCGTACTGTCTTTTGCAGAAAGTCCAAATGCTGTAAGAGCGTCCGTTACAATATCTGATGTGGTTGCAAGGTCTAAGCCGTCGGCGGCAGACAGATTCATTATACCGTCAATACCATCAAGCATAGATTTAGTGTCCCAGCCAGCCATAGCCATATACTGAAAAGCTTCCGCAGATTCAGTGGCAGAAAACTTTGTAGTTGCTCCCATCTCTTTCGCTTTAT